AACTTTCGCCCCAATTCGTCCGCGACGGTCAGGTGCAGATAGTGCGAGACCTGACGCTCGAAACGCACGATCTGCCCGTTCACGCGCTTGCGTGACGTGATGGTTTCAATTTTGTGGATCGCGGCAGGTTGCCCCGCCACGAGACAGGCTTGCCCTTCGACCGCCAACTTCGGATCTTCGGCCACTTCGGGGTTCGAGGTGCCAAACAGATCAAGCCAAAGGTTGGCGGATTCGACCTGCGTAAAGTTCGGTGGTTGTGGAAGAAACTGTTCAAAAGCCATCGTATTTTCTCCTTGTGTGTTTTTCAGATATCTAACCAAGGTTTGATCTTTTTCGTCAGACGGATCACTTCCGCCTCGCTCAGATCTGAGTCCCAGAGTCCGACGTGATCGCAAACGGCTTGCCCGTAGAACGTGAGTACTTCTGTTCCTAAAACTGACGGAGCAGCGACAGCCCCCGTCGTCCGAACAAGTGCGCCGTCAAGGTATAGTTTTGTCACGCCGTCTGAGGCGCGCGTGGCGAAGAAAACGATAGGGGTTGCGCCCGCTCCCATCCCGATATCGGGGGATGGGAGCAACGACCCACCATGCCGCTTATCAAAGAACACCGGCGAAATGTTCCCGGAGTCCTGCCCAATCCCCCACAGGGCTGTATCCTTGGATGAAACATGGCAACTGATTCCTCCCGCAGCAACCGTTCCCGCCGTCACGAGCAGCGCCGCTACGGTAATTTCCGACACGATCCGCGCATCAGCGTAGGCGGCATAAGTGATGCTGCTCAAACGACGGTGGACTTTCCCGCTGAAAATCCCGTGCGCGTAACCCACCCCATGCTGGGGCACGTCCCATAGGTTGTCCCCCGCGTCCTCGAAGGCGCCCGAAGATTCTTGGAGATCCCACGCAGCAATCGCTCCTTCCGCGATCCAGTCTGGGACTTCGGGAAGCGCCGAACCACCCCCCTGAATCTCCCCACCTATCCGAACTGTTGGTCTGGTCATGTCAGCCTCCGCGCCTGCGCCGAAACGATCTTGTCGCCGCTCGTGGTGTCGATGTCCACTTCGATCTGATCACCATCTCGAAGTTCCACCCCTTCGATACTGACGTTGGTTGCGCTCGTCGCATCGGCGCTTACGATCAGATCGACCGTCGCGCCACCCGACCCGAATTTCTTTTTGACCGTCAGCACCGCGCCAGTCGGTTTGACGATCCCGATGTTCAAAAGACAAGCAGCATCGGGCTTGATCTCGATGTCGATTGCGTTGGTGGACGATGCTGTTTGATCCTCCATCGCGACCATCTCGCCGCGCGCAATCGAGGGAATGCGAACCTCTGCCATGAAGATCTCCTATGATCTGCCGACGCTGCTGTAGGTCGTTGCAGTCTGTTGTGGTTGGGTGCGGGTGCGGGTCTCCGCGATAGCCACGGAATACACGATGATTTCGCACGCTGCGTTGCTCTTGATCTCGACGCTGAACTCGTTCATTGCGCCATGCTGGAACGGTATCGAAGTCCACGTCCCCCGCGCAAAACCCGTTCCCGTCAGGCTAATCAGATCAGATCGCGAGTTTGTCGTGTGGTTATAGAGCGTGATGTCGATGGTGCCGCTCACCGACACCACATCGACGAGAGCTTTCCCCTCCAATCTTGCCGCACTGCCTCCGACCGCCGTTCCCGTCAAGCCCGGTGTGGCGGAGGTTCGGAGCAGGACGCGACGATTTTCCTGGAGCGGATAATAGGTGTCGTAGGCGTACGATGTGCCCTCGATGGTCATGGTGAGGTCGGTGTTTTCGCCGTGATCGAAGCCGCACCGAACCCCACGAGGAAGCGCAAGTCCGCCGAGAAAAGAGTGATCGTGTCCAGAATATTGGAGCCGCCCACCGTTTGGCGGAGCGATCCCCGCGATGCGTTCGTGCTGTACGTTTGCGCGCCCAAAAATCAGCGCGGGCAACATGGCACGACCTTTGGCTGCGATGGCAAGGGCAGCTTGGCTCAGTGCAGAAAGTCCACGAAGGCTTGGCATCAGCTTGTTCCCCCCAAAACTTCCGACCCGCTCGATACCCCAACCGCACCAAGTCCCGCACACTCCGCAATGATCAGCGCGTGTGTTCGGATGGTGTGGTCGCCCGTCACGCCTACTTTGTCCGAGCGCACTTCAAGGTCGAAGTCGTTCCACGCATCGCCCTCGCAGGGCACGAAGTCGATAGGGAACCAACCCTTTTTTGGCGTGCCCGCACCGACCGTTGTGACCGCACTCAGCGTGCCCGTGTTGCTGTTGTAGATGCGAAGATCAACGGTCGAGAGGTCGGACTGATCCTCGTAAATGTACACCCATGCCGTGAGGCATGGGGCGGTCGATGGCGGGTTTCCAGTCGAGTCGAGACCGGGCGAAACGTAGCCCGAAAACATAGCGATCCCCGCGTCAGATCGAGAACCCGAACCGTTTCCATCGGCTGCGAGCCATGTCGCGGAGGTCGTGATCGGGCAGGTGAAAAGACCGTTGTTTCCGTTCCCCGCACCGACCACAACGTTTCTCGCGACCGCTCTGCCGCCGTAGCTTCCGTGGTCGTGCGCCTTGACGGTCTGACTCGACGCGCCGATGGCGGCCATCGCTTCGGTTCCTTCGTAGAGCGCGTTCAAGATCGAGACTGCGCGAAGGATCACATCCGCATCCAACCACTCTTCATCGGCGACGAGGCCTTGTTCGAGCGCCATGTGTCCGACTGGTACGACTCCATCTGCCGCTGCGACGGACAAGCGGATCGGAATGCCCGGCAAACCCGACCGCGCAGCGGCCTCCTCTTCCAGTTGGACGACATAAATTTTGACGGTCGCGCCCTTCTCTGCGTCGTAGTCGCCACACGAGATTGTCGGATCAAACCGTTGCCACGTCTCGGGTTCGAGCGGGCAGGAAACCTCGATCCATCGGGGCTTTTCGGCAGTGGTCTCAGCGAGTTCGATCTCTTCTCCGTTGGCGGTCAGCTTCAATACAAAGTTGCTATTTTGGGCCTCGTAACAGATCCAGCCCGTTAGTTTGCCGAGGCGCGAAAGTCCAGGCGAAACAAACGATCTCCACACACCGCCACGAGAGCGGGCTTTGTTGGTGGTCGCTCCTGTGGTCAGGCTTCGCGTTTGGTTGGCCGCGTCGAAAGCGACGATGTAAAGCGCAGTATCCGCCGAAACCTCCGACCAGATCAGACCGCGTGTGATCGGAGCGCCCCCAAACTTTGGTGTGTGGTCATGCCCTTGATACACTTGGCTCGAAGCGCCCACAGGTGCGGCATCCCAAAGCGTTTCGTACAAGGCGCAGCAGGACTTGTACAGGTCTTGCCAAGCCGTTTGCACGACCTCCGAGCGGGCAGCGACCGCCGCCAAGGTCAACTCTTTCCAGCGCGAAACGATACCCATCAATCTCCCCAAACGTACGGATCATCCGACCCGAGAAGTACAGGCGAAACGGATCCATCTGCGAGCGCCAAAAATACACCTTGCCGATCCGACGCCGTGGAGGCCGAGGAAAAGGCCGACCACGGACGGAGGCGAACGAGATCGCCCGCTGCCACCCAAGCAGCGGGCGTGGTGGTCATCGTCAGAAAACGCGAGCCGTAGTTGATCGAACCGATCTCTAGCGTGTCTTTTTGCACCGTCCCACCGAGGCTTGACTCATCCCAAACGGTCACCAAGTCGCCGACTTGGAAGTAGTCGACATCCTCGTCGCCGTCCGTCCCCGAACCCAAGATCGGGATCGATTGCGTCCGTGCGACGGGGTTTGCGAAGAGGGATGTTGCGCCCGCATAGATCTTGATCTTGTCGTCCACGACCTCTTCGACAAGGCCGCAAGGCGCGATCAATCCGAGGTCTGCGGGCGTGTCTCGATACAGTAGTTCGAGTTCGACAAAGCCGCTTGTGTCGCTTGGTGCGACCCGCGTGATTTGGTAGGTCGCTGCGATATCGCGGGTGCCTCGATGGTTGATCAGGTTCGGCAAGATCAGCGTGACGATCTGTCCCGGTCGATATGTTACCGAGGGAGAGATGCGCGCTTTGTATGTTACATAGGCCGCTTCAAAGGTGCGCTGCCGCAGGTAGCCGCGAAGGATTTGAAGGAGCGCAACCTCCGTCTGGGCCGAGCGCAAACCGCGATCAAGGATCTCGATCTCGCGAGCCTCGTGGATATCCACACTGTCAGCGACCTCGACGATCAACCGAGACCGAGGCTCCCCATCCAAACCGAGATCCATCGCGACCGTTGCGCGGTTTCGGATGCGGTCGAGGCTGGTATCTGCACTCCAACCTTCGCCGCGCTTTCGCCACGACTCCGACAGAGTGTGAGCGACCTCGTTGTCAGGGTAGATATCCTCGATGATCGTCGCGGTCAGCTTGCCCTCTTCGCTCCAAAAGGCCGCGAGGTTGAGGGTGATCGAAAGCCAGCGAATCAGATCCGAGATGCTAAGATCTTCCTCGCAAACGTAGTAGCGAGGCTGCGATCTTCCCGCAGCAACGACCGCCAAAAAGCTGTCCACATCAATAAAATCTTCGGGCAGACCCAAGCCCCAACCTTCGGGCAGCACATCAAACGCACCCGACAAAGGGCCGTCGTCGCCGTCCCCATCGACCGAGCAAAGGCAAGGCAGCAAGACCTCCGCGATGGCGTCACCTTCCAAGATCCGCATCTCCGTGATCTCTGCGTCTTTGTCGTGGGCGGTTGCAGCACCCCCGCCCAACACCCCTCGCTTGACTTGTTGATAAGGCGCGATGGCTGTGTAGTTCATCACGAGCAAGTCGCCCGAACTGTGGGAATAATCGCTTGATGCGATGGTCACTTCCCAGTTGTCGCGGTCGAGCTCCAGCACGGTCACGGTTGCCTTGGTGGTGGTCTTGGTCGAGTCCATCAGATCGACTTGATCGCCCACAGCGAGGTCGCCCGGAGGCGGAACCAAGAGCGCCAACACATCCGAACTCACCGAGTCGATGGTTGCTTGCAAGATCGGCACTGTCGAGTTCAAAGAGGTGAACCAGTTTCCGATTTCAAGGATCTCGTCGTCGATGCGGATATACCCGCGTCCATAGCGGTTCGAGTTCTCGCCCGGAGGAAGTACTTCTTTGTCGTCGAGCGAGATCTTTAGCGACTCCACGCTTGCGCCGATGGGTCGAGCAAGTCGGCCCTTGAACCATGCGGCACCCGCGAACACAGCTTGATCGCGGAGCTTGCTTTGGCCGCTTGCTACTTGGATTGCGAACCCATCACTCGACTCAGTAACGCGGTCGATAAACCCGACGTATCGGGTGATTGCGGTCGAGGTCGAAGGCGTCCATGCGTCTTGCCACGAGATCCAGATCTGCCGACCGAGGAGGGTTGGGTTGTAGCTGAACACCCTCGCTGTGTCGCGGTGAGCCTGTGCGCGTGTTCCAAGTTGGGCACGTACACAGCCTGTTAAAGTGTTGGTGGACTTGCCGCTGTAGGTGATGGCTTCGCGTCCGATCCAGACGCGACCGATCGAAGGCAGCGAGGAGGCGTTGACCACATCGATACTTGTCGCGGCCTTGCTGATCTCTCCGTCGAGTCGGGTAGTTACTCCGCTTGCCGCCTCTTTTTGGGCGGTGAACAGATCGGAGAGATCCCCTTTGACTTTGATCGTTGAACCGCCCGCATCCATCTCGCCCGTATCGGGGTCTTGCGAGATCAGCATCCCGCTCGGAAACTCCCGTGGATCGAGCGCAACGCGCACTTCGGACGCATGCCGAGCATCAAGTCGAGCGTCGGTTGCAAGGGCCGTGTTGCACCCCTCGATGTCGATGATTACGCCGTAAGACATTTAGGAAGCTGCGCGCTCCAAGGTGAGGGAAAGATCATACCACGAGTAGCCGCGTCGCCTTGCGCCTTTGAGGGCGCTGGCTCGCGTCTCGGTCGTAAAACGCTTGAGGCTGTAGGTCGTTGGGGTGTTGTCGCGGTCGGGGTAGTATCGAAACGTCTTGCCTCGACAAGCCCATGTTCGCGCAAACCAGAGTAAGAAATGTTCTTGGCTGGTGCGGTCGAGCAGTTCAAACGAGATCGCCTGCCGCTGCTGTGGAGATCCGCGAAGAGGGTCGGTCGAGTCGTCGGTGATGGGGGTGAAATCCAACACCGAACCCGACCCATCAACCGCCGTCGCATCGACCGTATAGAAGTCCAAAGCGCCCTCGTCGTCGGTCGCACACCGCCCATCGAGCGCGCCATTTGGCACCCAACAGTTTGCGATCACGCGGTCGGAAGTGTGACTTGACGCTTGGCTTGGGTAGGCGGAAACCACGTTGAACCCCAAGTGGTTGACGCTCACTTCGCCCACAGATAGGGTGTTCGACGCGAGGTCTTGGTGTCCGCCCGTGAGCGCGTTTGCGGTGTCGGTGCTCTTGCATTTTGGATAGAAACCTGTGGTGCTGGTGATGGTGATCTTGCCCGTCGTTGGGCTGAATGTGACCGTCCAAGTCGCCGCGCTTGCTGCGTTGAGTTGGGTCTGGATCTCGGCACACAGATCGGCAGGCCAGTACTCACCGCTCGTGAGTGTGGCGGAGAGATCACCCCCCAACGCTTCCCACCAGTACACTTTGTTGTTGCGGCTTGCGATGGTGATCTTGCCGACAAATGCGGGTTTTGGACGTGTTGCCATCTTCTACTCTTTGCGATCTGCGCGTGCTTTGAGAAGGTTAATCAGCTTGATCGCTTTGTAGTTGTTTTCGCGCCACCGAGCGTTGAGGTCGCGAAGTTCCAAAACCTCGGCAGCAAGGGGCTTGGTGTATTCCGCACACTGCTCTCGTGTGGGCTTGGTGTTGCAAGCCGAAGACATCGCGACAAGGGCAAGGACAAGCATCAGAATCTTTCTCATGGTTCTCTCCGTTGGTTGAGGTTGCGAAGAGAACTTAGCCAAGGCGACGCCGCGTGCCAAGGGTTCGACGTTCGGACTCGGACAAAAAGCGCGACAACGACCGGGCTTGACGGAGGGGATCGCCGAGCATATCGGAGGGAACGATGACATAGGTTTCGCGAACCGTCTCTTTGCGGGTCTGCTCTTGACCGGGGAGGGAGGTTCGACTGGGCGCCGAACTTGCCGCGCTGCTTTGTTGGGGCTGTGGGCCGACCAGTGCACCCGCTCCCTTGAGGGTTCCCGCCAGCGCAAACAGCGCGATAGATGCGGCTGTCAACCCTGCGCCTCCCGCGATATCGCCGAGTGCAAACTTGCCCACAGCGACTGCCGCGAAGGTCGAGGCGAAGGCAGCGGCCATGTCTCCGAGCGCGTTGAGGATCGTCTTCCCAAAGTTTTTCGCGAGGTCTTTGTCTGCTGTCACCAAAGCCTCAAACACTCCCGACAACGCACCACCCAAAGAGTTGACAAGTCCCATCCCTGCGGATGCTGCGGCCTGTCCGATCTTTTGCGCGGCATCCACGGCTTGCGCTTGGAGTTGGGAAAGCATCGAGCCGCCAACCGTAAAGAGCCGCTGTTGCGTCACGAGAAGCTGGTCTTGGAGCGTGAGTTGCTTTTGCAGTTCGGAGTTTTGGGCTTTGAGCGACGCGGCTTCTTTGTCGAGCGCAGTCACCGCTTGCGGGTTGGCCGCCAAAATCCGACGCTTCTGTTCGATCTCAAGAAGGCGCTGCTGGTTGTCGAAGATCTTGCGGTCGATGGCGACCTTGGCTTGACCCACCGCAAGGCTCGCTGTTTCCGTTCCTTGCAGCTTGCTTTGGAGGCCGAGGATTTGTTGTTGGAGTTGGAGGCGAGAGACGATCAGATCCTGTTGCGCTCGTTCGCGGTCGGTTGCCTGTCGTCTTTTTGCCACATCTACGTCCACTTTTGCCAAGCCTTCGGTCAGTGCTTTGACGCGGTTTTGGATGGCGGCTTGGTCGCTGAGTTGTTGTTTGACTTCGCGCAGCTTCTCGATCTGCGCGTTCAACAGCGCGATGTTTTCGGGTCGCTGCCCTGCGATGGCGACCTTCTTTTCTTTCTCCTCGATCTGTTCGAGGGTGTCGAACGCGCGGCGAAGAAGCTCTTGCCGAGCTTGCACGATCTGTTGAGACTGCTGCGCTTGCTGTGTTTGGGCCGCCAACACCGCGTCTTCCTTCGAGAGCAGCGCCTGTAGTTCGAGGCTGAGTTGCTTGGTCGAAACCTTCACGTCTTCGATCTCGCGCTTCATCGCACGAACAGCGCGAATCTGCTCGAACTGCTTATCGATCTTCGCGGTCGCAAGGGCGAGGTTGAGGATCTGTTGGCGCTCTGTGGAGATCTCTTTGTACTGCGCGAGCGTGCTGCGAAGGATGCCGAGCTTGCGTCTCGACACCACATCGTCCTTCCCTTCGAGGAGCGAGATCGTCCGCGTGAGCGAAGTGATTGCAGCGGTCACTTCCTTCTTGAGGTTGAGTTGTTCGACCTCGTTTTGGGCGATGGCTGCGTTCGCTTGGAGCAAACTTTGCTGCGCGCCAAGTTGGACGTTCACAGCGCGTTGGTTGCCGAGGTATTCGCGCAGATCCAACTCCCCCGCCTTGAGGTAGGTTTGGAAAAGTCGGACGGCTTTGGCTTGGCTGTCGGTGATCTTGCCAGCTTCGCGAAGTCGTTTGATCTCTTCGTCCGAAGCATCCGCAAGTTTGGTCAGCGTCCCTCGATAGAGCGTCCCCAACACCTTGAACTTCTCGAACGAGTCCTTGAAAGCCGACAACGCGCCAGACACGGGGCCGCCCAAAGAGGCCGTCGCTTCGAGTGCAAGCTGTTGGAAGTTGCGGATCATGGCGCGAGCCTCGGCCATGCGCGAGATCGTTTGTTGGCGGGCTTCCAGTTTTTCTTGCGCGGCCCTTGCTTTGGCCGCCTTCTGCGACTCGGTAAGCTGAACCATCCCAACCTTCTTGGCGGTCTCCGCAGCGCCTCTGATTTTCTCAACGCTTGCGACTCCCTGCCGCGCCATCTCTAACTTAAGTTGCTCTTCTTGCCACTTGCGGATTCGCTCTACTTCCGCCCTTTGGCCGCTGTGTATTAGCGAAACACTTGCCTTTGCAATCGCGCCGATCTTGCCGTAGTACCAGCCCAAAGCGTCTGCGATCTTTGAGAAGACTTTCGCCACGACACCGCCGAGAACAGCAGCGGCCTCGGCTGCCCCCGAGAAGAACTTTATCAAGCCATCCTTGTTCTGCTGAATGATGCGAACAAGGTCGTCGAGGGATGGCTTGAGCTTTACGCTCACCGACTCCCATGTCGATTGAAGATCTTTTTGCAGGACAATAAACGGGTTAGATCGTCCGATATCTCCGAGGTTTGCGTGGATTCTTGAGAGGTCGGGGCCGAGCGCTTTTAGGATAGCTTGGGTGCGTTCGAGCGGTTGGAGATTGCGGCCCCCTGCTGCGACCTGCGCTTGCGCTACGATGGCGTCGATCTCAGCGCGGCTTTTGCCGAGCACGTTGATCATCTTGTCGGACAGTTCGCCCGCCTTGAGAGCTTGCTCGACGCTTGCTTTTGTCTCGCCCGAAAGCGCTGCGACCGCGTTGATCGCGTCTGCAAACAGCGCAATATCCGACGACTTGAGACCGCCAGCTTTCAACTCCGAAGCAAGGGCCATCGCCTCAAAGCCAGACTTCACATCGTCCAACTTGGTACGCAACATCTCCGCGTCTGCGGTCGTTGCACCAAACCATTTCGCCCGTCCCTCCGTGTCGAACTTCGCTTGAATCTGATCTGCTAAACCAACAAGGGCTTGGAAGGCTTGTTGGGCGCGAGCAGTAAAAGCGCGGATCCCTTGGTCTGCTTTGCCGATGGCATCGAGAACGGCGACCCACTTCGAGGCGATGCCTTTTGCCGCCTCTCCAAAAGCCTTCTCGCCCTTCTGGGCTGCGGTCTCTAGCTTCTTTCCAGACTGCTGTCCAGCCGCGTCCACAGCGGCAGTGATGGCCGTGGTCGCGGTCGCAGTGTCGCCCGCAACGAGCGAGATCGGCAGTTCCATGTTGAAGCGAGACATTGGTCGTCAGTCCTTGAGTTTTGCGCGCTCTTTGTTGTGAACGTGCGTTTGCACTTCAGCGCGAAGTGCGGAGATGTGAGCCATCGTTTGGCAGTAAAGCGCGGGCTGGTCGGTGAGCGCGCCTTGCTGCGGCAGCACGCCCTTTTCGTAGGCATCGAATAGCTGAATAGCTACCTGCACCGCTTCGTCATTTGAGCGCGATAGCGGGCAGGTTTCAAAGGTCTCACCGCCAACCTGATAGACCATCAAGTCGCCAGCAAGCTCGTCAACAAACGGACGGTCACATCCCCAAATTTCCCGAAGCAAGGGGTCTGCGCGGCACTGTCGGCAGTTGTTTGGATAGCCGTGTTCCTCCACGGCGACCCACCACCATGCCGCAACATGCAGACCCTCTAGGAGTTTGGGGAGGCTTGCCCCTGCTTGATCTGAAGATAGCACCCAAGCTCGGTCAGGATCTGTTCGAGTTCGGGATGTGCCTTCAAGCAAGCGTCGGTCACGCGAGAGATCCGACGCCACGTTTCCAACTCGATCAGCCCCTTCTCACTGGGGCAATCGTCCACACAGAAGCGGCCAAGGTGAAACCAAAACTCGTTGAGCGCCAACGCGCTTCCCGCGAAGCCTTCCATCCCCGCAAGGATGGGCATCTTCTTGTCGTCGAAGTCGATCCCCGCTGCCGCCAAAGCAAGCGAAAACTCCCGCTCGGAGGGGGCGTGCGCGATGAAGGTTGCAGGTTCGCATCCTTCCTTGAGTGATAACTTGGCTTGCCAGTTGTCGCGCTCGGAGTCGAACCGTTCGGGGGTGATCAGGTCGTTGAGTCCATCGCGAAAGTTGGGCCAGTCGATGGCCGCGTCATACTTCGAGACGAACGAGATCGGCGTACCTTTGAGGGCTTTGGCTGTAGTGAAGCGAGACATCTTGCTCTCCTAACGAGCGGAGGTTTAGGGTTTTCGAGAAGGGGTGCGGAGCGCTTAAAAGCGCGCAAGCACCATCTTCTCGGAGGCGTTCGGGTCGGTGTGGTCGTCGCGTTGTTGGAACTCGCCTTCGAGGTAGTGGATGTTGAAGGCATCGCCGTGTGTGATCGATTTGAACTGAGCGCGTGCGTCCACGGCACAGGCTGCGCCTGCCGCGTTGCCCGCTTGGATCAGCATTTGCGCGATGGTTCCGGTCAGTTCCCACGTTTCCTTCGCGGTCTTGATCGTGTTGCGGAACTTGGCTTTGCCCGTCGATACGCGGTCAACGACCTTGGCGACGTGCGCCTCGGTGTCTTTGACCACCTCGACCGTGTGGCCAAAGTCAAACTCGAACGACTGGACGCCAAGAGCCGTGCCGCCAAAGTCACAAGCCCCCGCTTTGACGGGGATTTTGCGACCCGCCGGAAGCTTCTGCGACATCGCGAACGAGTCGACATATTCGTAGCTCGACCCTTGCCCTTCGAGGTTCAACATCACGGCGTTTCCGAACTCTGCGCTCCCTTTGACGTTGAAGCGAACCCCGTTCAAGATCGCCAACTGATCGTCCATCAGAACGAGGACTTGCCACGCATCGTGACCATCTTCGACCGACTTGTAGCTGACCGCAGCGTACACTTCTGTATTGTCGGCGGGTGCGGCAGATAGGGCTTTGTGGAGCGTGATGTTGTCGGGCGTGCTAACCGTATCGACTGCGGTCACGCGGCGAACTTGGTTGTTGATCATCACCAAGTCACCGACCGCGAACGCGCTTGCATCGTCCACATCGATGACTGTGGTCGTCGAAGATCCGCCGCTCACCTGTGTCCCCTCGCCCACGGTGCGGGTTCCGAGAACGCCCTTGAGAAGTTGGTCGAGCGCGTCCAAAGCGTCGGTCGATCCTTGCGCTTGGGTGCGGGTGGTTTCGAGTCCAGCGAGTTCAACCGCGAACGAGATCGAGCAACCTTCGAGTCCCTTCTGGGCGCTCGTTCGTTCGTAGGTCAGGGTTTCCACGTTGCTCTCGATGTCCTCGGGAGCGGTGGTCAGTGAGGGTTGTTCGGCGCGGACTTGAAGATATACGTCGAAGGTGTCACCCGAAACAGGCGTGCCTGCGAGGCTTGCGAACGTGAAAGTCCCCGTCGCACCCGCGTAGTCGGTGACTGTGTAGGACTTGCCGCGCAAGGCGGCAGTGGTCGTGTTGTCGCGGAATCGGACGGTGTATCCGTTATAGGCGTCGTTGTAGTCCGACGACGAAGACAGGGAAGAGTCGACAACGGTCGTGCTGGTTCCGCCCGTTGCGGTGCGTCTGAAATCGGTTGTGCCCTCAACGATCTGTTTGAACAGAGCGATGAGGCCGATCATCTTTCGTTTGAAACTGCCGCTCATTCGGGCATCTCCTCTTGGTTGTCAGCCTCTTCGCGGCTGCGATCTTCGGGTTCGAGGTCAGGTTCGAGGATGGGTTCGGGTTCTTTGGGAGGTTGGGGCTTGCTGCTTGTTCGGTGGATGGTCTGCTGTTTTCGATCTGGTTGGCCCATCATTCCTCCCGATACTGCGCGACTAGGCGAAGGCTGGTGACCAACTGTTGTCCGTCGCGGGTGAAGCTGGTTGCACGACCTTGCTCGAAGATGTTGCAGATCTCCGAGAAGGTCGGCCAGATCAGATGCTTTGCGATGTTGTGAAGGTGGACGCCAAGCCGCTTGTCTGCGGCTGTTCGGTCGTCTTGGTTCTTGATCTCGGTCGCCACTTGAATCTCCACAACGATCACAAAGTCGATTGGATCGAGGCAAAGTTCTTGGTAGGGGCTTGGCCCCTCGATGATCTTGAGGTGGTAGCCGTCATCGAAAGTCCCGCGAGCAGGGGCCTCTTCAAGGTTATCTTGGTCAAGCTGGTACCGATATCGTTGGAGTCCGATATCGGTACCAGTCAGCACCGTTTCGATTCGCTCCAGCGCAGTGGTTAGGCTCATTTCAAGAACCTCATGCGCGGCCAAGTTCGCGACTGCTGCTCAGAAGACACCACGTTGTCGTCGTAGTCGGTCGAGTTGAGGTTGTTCAACGCTCTCGACAAAGCCCGACGGTACTCTTTTTCGTAGTGGTCAGCCTTCCAAGCGGCCTCGCTTTCCGCGCCCAACGTGCCGAACCGTTCGCGACGATAAAACATCGCGAGAACAAGATAGATGTGACAAAGTCGGAACTGCGATCCGCTCGCTGTGATCGCAGGATTCGCTTTCAGGACAGCCGAAACCTCCTGTGCGATCTCGCCCCACGCTTCCCTTCGGAGGTCTTTGAGCGTTGAGACGCCAAGTTTGGAAGTCACCGAAGACTCGATCCGAGCGACATCCGCGTCGGTGACTTCGGACGCGAAGTCACGCAAAGTTACATCAAAGAAGTCGTCTCGGATGTACTCGATCCCACCCGCCGTCAGCGTCCAACGAACCCGAAAACTCCGATCCACTGGATAGGTAGAATCCTCCCAGCCTGCCGACGGAGTGAACGTCGCGAGACCGACCGAACGAGTCACATCGACCGCCGAATCTGCGCGAAGCTCCGACCCTGCGGGAGAGTAGATCGCACACGAAGCGGCAGTCAAAGTGACCTCGTCAAAGTCAACAACGAGGCGGTACGAAATCGGATCTTTGGAGCTTTGGCGAACAGTCTTCATTTGCGTTCCACATACTCGATCAGCCCGCACAACGAGGGCAATCGGCCGACCGGCTTGCCACCTGCGACCGAGTCGCCATAGCGCGCCCAAAGAAAGATCCCTTGGCGTGCGGTCACTTCGACCGTTTTGCCCACCACAAACCGCGTTCGCGTCGCACCGCGATCTGATCCGTTTTCCAACTCAAACCCGCACGGCTGGTCTTTGTCGTCCCATGCCACGTCTTCCGGCCAGTTCGTGACAGCTTTGGCCGCGATCCATCCTTGGATCATTTTCTCGGCGCGCTCGGACAAACGGAGAACAAAGCGCGCTCCATCGTCTTGCGCGAGCAAGTCGACGATGCGTTGTCGGATTCCCACAGGCACGGAGAAAATGTCGGGCAAATCGACTTGATCGGCGATCTTGTCGTAGGCATGGGGCCGTTGCTTTTCGGGCATGTTGGCCGCCTCGATGATCCATGCGGTAAGCTGGTTTGCTTCTTCGCTTGGTTTGTCGGCGTGAACCTTGGACTCTCCGCCCTTTCGGGTGGGTGGTCGCAAGACTTCGGTTTGCTTTGGGATGGGTCGGTTCATGTCATTGCTCTCCTAACGAGCGGAAGGTTGGGCGAAAAGATCAGCCTACGGACTAGGCCGACGCGGGTGTTCCGGGGTTGGCATTGGTTTTGCCGATGATGCGAAGACCCAAGGTCACTGCGCTGAGGTCGGTCGTGTTGGGCACTTGCGTACCCGCAGCGACGTAGATCAAGAGCTTGTCGTTGGCCGCGTCGTACTTGACGGAGTAGCCCGCGCCACCGCCGTCATAGCAATCCACGGCGACGACATCGCCTTGGTAATCAAGGCCCGCATCGGCGGCGGAAGACTCGGAGACAGCCGCATCGAGGTCGAACTTTTGGCCGCCAGTCGCATAGGTGCCCGGTACCCATTCATAAACCATCGTGTCGAGAACACCGCTGTTTTCGTGGTCGCGGGAGTCGAACACTTTCGTGAAACGTGTTGCCATATCGGAACCCTCCAAGGGGTGGGAAGTTTGGAAAAGGGGGGCGACACAAGGGCCGCTCAATGCTCAAAGATCAGCGAGGAGCAGGATCAGGCAGGGTCGGCGTAGGTCGTGGAGAGGGTGTGGTAAGAGCCTTGGGCGAAGGGTTTGCGGCAGATGATTTGGTAGTAGATCACCATTTGTGCCGACGTCCAGTCGCCGCTTCGACCGAGTTCGGAGATCGCGAACGGGTAACCGTTGACGTTCATCGAGGCGAGTCGAGGGTTGCGATCGGCGGTCTCGTTGATCGCTTGGGTGAGAACTTTGATGCGCCAGTCGGGGAGATGGAGGAAGTAGATCTTGTCCGTCGGGAATCCGGGGATCTCGATGTAAGGAATCCCCTCGAACTGGACAGACGAAAACTGAACATCAGCCACGGAGAAGGGCGCGGTTTGGACGTAGCCGTCGAGGAGCTCCATCATCTTCGAGCGCTGGAGCGCAGACCCGACCAACACCAACATTGCGGGATCAACGCCTTGATCGTCATAGAGGGAGTCGCGGATCTCGCGAAGTCCCGAGCGCTTGACAGCGGCAGACGAACCCGATTTCAGAACGCTTTGGAGCCAAGAGTTTGTGGAGCGAGAGATCGAACCGACCGAGCCAGAGGTGTTGACCCAATACGGCAAGCCCTTTCCGTCTTTGTCGGTCGAACCCGCACCGCTTTGAAGAGTGGACTCCATCAGCGAGAAGAGTTCTTTGGATCCGTTTTCGAGGCGATGTTGCCACAAGGTTTGAGCGGTCGCTCCTTGGAGCTCGCCAGCACCGGAACGGGCGTTGTCGAAGTGTCGCACTTTGATAACGGCACGCGCTTTTGCCCACGGAATATCGGCCTCTGCGACCGACTCTTGAGATGCTGCGGGAGCGATCTCGTCGGGGTCGAAGTGCGCTGCGGTGACGCCCGAACCATACTCGAAAACGAGCCGTTCGGCATACTCGCCGCCGCCCAAAAACTCGACACCACCGCCACGAGCGACGAGGGAGAGTAGGGATTTTTCTTGGCCAAGTTCGACACCGGGACGCTTCAAAGCGTTGATGAAGACTTGGCTTTGGTCTTTCAGAAGACCCGATGGGATCGTGATCGCCATGATATTTTCTCCGATTGGTGCGCGGCCTCACAGCGCGGGAAGGTTGGAAGGTTGAAAGTTTGCTTATGCGTACGCGCCGTTTGCGGCCTTGGATCGGATGTCGTCGAGGGTCAGCGCGCCCGTTTGGGTGGTGCCCCCTGCTTGCGCGGTGTTGACGGCGGGAGGTTGAACTGTTGATCCGCTAGTTCCCATGCTGCGGGCAAGAACGACCAAGTCGCGCATCTTGATCGGATCACCTCCCGACTTCTCCGCGATCATTGTTCGCGCAGCTTCGGGCAGATCGTTCAGTTGAAGTTGGAGCAGCTCGATCGCGAGCGCTTTGTATTGCTCCTTGTCGGGGTCGGACATGGGGGGAGTGACCACCACAGGAGGCGGATTTGGCGCAGCGGGTGGCGGTGGTTCGCTCGGTGGCGCGGGCGTTTCGGATGCGGGAGGCGGATTTGGCGCAGCGGGTGGCGGTGGGGCTTCGCCCCCCTCCTTCGCCTTCGCCCCAAGGTCGGCCAGTTCCTTCTTGAGAGCTTCGAGATCGCCCTCGCCTTCGCCCTTTTCGATGGCCGCGATCTGCTTCTTGAGTTCTTCGATCTTGTACATGGTCATCCTCTTCTCAGTCGGTCTCGCAGCCAGCGCGAGAGCTTTAGAAAATCATCCTCGCTCACCCCAAACCACGGAGCGATCTCGTGGTTGGCGCGAGCTTTGATGCGTTGAAGTGGGTCGGTGAATTTGATCACGATCCGCATCTCGCCGTTCGGAACGGAGAACATCCCGCGCAGCATGTGGCCGCGAAATGTGAGGTTTCGGCGGGTCGCGTTGCGGCCCTTCTTTTGCCGATACTTCGCATAGGCGGGAGTGTATCTCGGCATCTGGCGGTCGTAGATGTCGCGACCTGCCTCAACGCGGAGCTTGATGTTGGCGACCTGTAGTTGTCCGAGACCCTGTACGATGGTACGGGCTTCCTCTCGCAAAAACAGTTCTAGCGCTTGCTGTGTGTTCGCAGGTACGGAGAACTTTGCGCGAAACATTTCAGTTTCCTGCCGCGCCGTTGGCGCGTGAAATGTCGGAGTCATCGGCAAATCGGTAGCCACCCGCACGAACCGCGCTCGAAGGCATGGGCGTCCAACTGTGTCGGCAGTTCCATCCGCCGCCGTTCGTCATCACGGGCAGACCTTGGCCGTTGTCGAGGCGCTTGATCTGCCGCTCGGTGAAGGCGAGTCCGATCAGTTCGGCGCAAAATCCCCGCGTCACGCCGTCGTCTGGGCCTTGGTACACATAGACCGTTTCGTCATCCGCAGCGCCTTGACTTGCCGCTGCAAGGACAACTTGACGCTGCGCTTGGGCGAGGATCGTGTTGCCGATGGTGACTGCTTGCCCGCGTGCGGTCTGCGTGATGCGCTGCACTTCGGATGCGATTTGTTCCGTAGAGTAGGGCGTTTCCGATACGCGACGAATCAGGTCAGAGAGCTGGTTTTGGGTGCCCTTCAACACGCCCGACATCTCGACCGTGTAGGTCGAGAGGGTTCGTTTGACGAGCGCTTTGGCTTGTTTGTCGTCTGCAAACGGGTCGGATGGAGCGGCCAGTTTGGAGACCATCTCAGAGATCACGGACTCGGAGGCAAGGTCACCTCCGCCGATCTCCACCCACACGCGACGCATCTCCGTGGCGGTCAGCTTCTTGTTGCGAAGATAGCTTCGGTTGCGCTCGAACCACCGTAATAGTTTGTCGTACAGGTTCGGCGTGCTCTTTGCGAGCAAATCCTCAAACACCGATTACTCCGCAACTTCGGACGGTGGAACCCCACCGCTAAGGCGGTCGGCTTGCGCTCTTGCAAGCGCCGCCTCCGCCGCCTTTTCCTCGGCCTCTTCGCGACTAACGTCGTCGAGTGCCATGATCGCTTCGGTCGGTGTGGCGAGACCTGCGGAGATCTTCGAGCGCCAATAATCGAGCGCGTCCACCATGCCCATTCCAGGGCCGATCTCGGCATAGTCCAGCGTCACTTCGCCCGGTGGAAGGGGTGCGTGGTGCCTCAACCCGACACGATCTTTCTCGACTGCAACGACTTCGCGGGCCACATCATACAAAGCGTCTTCATTGATCCGCCACATGGTGCGGGCATCTTCGCGACGCTCTTCGAGGTCGGTCATTTGGAGGCGTCGGTCGATCCCCGAGGTCGCCGTGGTAAACCCTCGGATCAGTTCGGGTCGGATGCCTTCGAGGTTCAAGGGGGTGTCGAGAAGTTTCAAGACAGCCTCGACCTGCTTGTCGATCTCCACCTCGAAATTGTGGACCTCGATGGTTGCGTTTGGGCCGACCACCCAAGGATTTGCGGGGTCATGGATCATCGCGGGATCAAAATCCTTGCCCGGAATCCCCTTGAACGCGACTTGTCTGTGTGACGCCCAACGGAGGACATGGCGAAGATGTGTGAAGCCGATAGCGGCCTCGACGGTTGCGCGGTAAAGTCCGTGTGATGCCCGTGGCTCTAGGATTTTCTCGGCTTCCCAACACGTCGGCCACTCGGCATGGGCGAGGATAAACGGGACGATCTTGTAGGGGTTGACGTTGCTCTCGTTTCCTTGGATGCGGAGCGGAGTCGAGAGCATCTGATCCATGTAGATCCCGTGATGTTCGGGCGTCCAGACCACATAGCGGATGAAGTTGGTTCGCTGAACGCGCTCAACGATCTGGTACATGATCGCGTCGAGGCGCATCGGATTGTCGCGACTTGGGATCACTACCGTCCACTCGGGACTGAGGATCTGGACGGATAGCCCGTCTTTTGCGAGGACAGGTCGGAGGATGGTTTGGCGCAAAGCCCACGTCAACTTACAGGCTTGGGCGAGGCCGAGGTTGATGCGCCAAGAGTCGTACAAGGTCGGACAATCGGCACCGTTCAGCTTGCGACTTGGAGCGCGGTCATAGATCGCACCGAGCTTCCCACATGCCCAACGGAACGCATTGACCGAGGTATCTGCAACCGCGAGCAGCATCTCGAAAGTGTGTGGATATCGCTTTTCGATCTCGTTCGCGAGGATGTGCGTGCCGTAAAAATCGCGCCACTCGTTTCGATACACCCCGCCCATCCGGCTGGTCAGGTCGCGTCGCTCCGTTGAGCAACTCCAAAGATCAGCGAGGGTGTCGAGTGTGTCGCGAAGCATTGATTGTTTGTCCGTATTTGAACAGCCCGCCGATGGGCTGTGTTGGTTTGCAGGTGCCGTTTACGAGGTAGCGAAGGGCGTCCATTTGGTGCCCATAGATCGAGTCTTTGGCGGGTTCGGGCGGGTTCCCTTTCCACGGGTATCTTTGGATCGACGCGACAAAGCCGCGCTCCTCTTCGAGCGTGCGAACCCGTCGCTGTAGGTGATCCGCGATGTACAGCCGCCGTTGACCCGAAGCGTTGAGGATCTGGGAGCGCACCCGCTCCACACCTGCCGCTCGTTCACGATCATCGGTCGCATGAGAAAACGTCGGATCCAGTTTCGCATCTCGGAGGATATCGACTGAACGCTTTCCATCCTCTTGGCTCCGAGCGTTTCCTGCAGGATCACAGTGAAGCTCTCCCAAGACCCAGATCCGACGGTCTGCAAGTCCTCGAATGAGAACAGACAACTCAGTGGTAGGGGTGTGGTTGGGCACGAGTTCGTCGAGGATGTGTAAACAATTATCATGGGCATGTAGTCGGCACCTCTCGAAGTGTTGCGCGAACACCACAGCGGGGCGAACATAACCGAAGTCGATCCCGCCGATTACTGGCCGTCTTGGGTCGTAAAGTTCGGCGTAAGGTTGGAGCATGACCGCGAGGTCAAGCTCTTTTCCATACACCGTACCGCCGACGTTGATCCACTCGGCAAGAACGTACTGCCGAAACAGTTCTGGACTGAGCGAGGCTTGCAACCCCTCGATGTACCCGTCTTGGAGGTTTACTTGGTTCTCAAAGGTTGTGCCGTGGACGACGGGGATCTCGGTATCTCGGAACTCGTCGGCCATCCACGAGCCAGAGTCGAGCGTCGAAGTGAACCCAATCAGCGGGCTTGGTGCACCTTTTGTTCGGACGCGAGCACAGAAAAAGTCGTAGGCTTCGCGTTTCCAAAACCTGATCTCATCTCCAAGTGCCCAAGCCACATCGCGCCCCTCCATCGAAGAGGGTTTGTCGGCAGAGCCGTAGTAGATGATCGATCCGTTGGTGACGAAGATCGCCTTGTCTGCGATGTTTTCGCCCGCGTAGATTCCCGCTTGTTTGAGGAACTTTTTGATGCGCGGTCGGATCTCATTTTTGACGTGAGCGTAAACGTGGCTCACCACCAACCCCGCCAGTCCAGCGTTCTGGATGGCGAGCATGACCGCTCGAAACGCAATCGCCTCGGTCTTTCCGACACCGACGCCAGCGCCGAGCAGCACTTTTCTGTGCTGCCGCGTGGCGCGGTGCCAGCGCATTTGAGCCGAGTTCGGCTTGTGTCTAATCTGTGTCGTCGGGTTCATCGGCAGGATCGACGACGGTGACGCGAACAGGCTTGGGATCAAAGACGGGTTGAGGTGTTGGTTTGACGTAGCCTTTGAAGCGCTCTAACCACCACGCGACCCGTTGCCAGCGCTCTCCTTCGCCATCCAAAAGCTGCTCAATCCGCGCTGCTTCGCCTTCGATCTCAGCCCTTTTTAGAGCGCGGAAAAACCCTGCAACTTCAGCGCTTACTCCATCTGGTGCCTCCATCGCTCTCCAGTTCTCAAGCGTTCCCCTGTCAATCCCCGCAAGAGCCGCGACCTTTTCGTACGCCATTCCAAGTCGCATTCCGCGAAGAACCGCAGCCCTGATCTCTGGGTCAAGGTAGAGCGGCGGCCTTCCTCCAAGGTTCTTGACTGGTTCGGTCGGCTTCTTTTTTCGGTTGCGCTTGCGTGACATGGGTGACTCTCCTCGCGAGTCGAAAATGTTTCTACCCTATAAGGGCGCATTTTCAGGCGACGGAGGCGGTTTTCTTTTTGCTGGTGAGTGCTTGCTGTATAGCCTCGTAGTGGGGATGTAGTTTTTTGGAGATATCCCCCCACCGCTCACGAAGCAAAACAGCGCGATTCTGGACGCGAAGAGACGCCCCTCTGGTGTTGGCCTTCCACCCCTCGCAATACATCTCAGCAAGGCGTTTGCGTGCCGCCTGCTGGTAGTTGAAGGCGATGCGTCCGTATCGGTTCCATGTGATGTGATTGGCCAACAAACAGACGAGATCGAGGTCGTCGGGATCAAGGTGCGCGCAAAGATAGAGACCTGTCGCAAAGTCGATGCCGAAATGTGCGGACGCATCGAGCGCAGCGATCATCATCCGCTCGGGGTTTGAAGCATAGCCCGCTTGCTCGATGAACGCTCGAACGCGAGTGAACTGGTCGTCGGCCATGCACGCCACGAAGATCCGAACAAGACTCATTCTTCCTCCAACACCAGCCAGATGGCGACCAAGATCACCACCCAAGCGAACACGGCGAACCACAAAAGGAAGTCGAACTCGGTCATGGCTTCAGTCCGTCCTTGTACGCCCAAGCGATCTCGACTTCGGGGCCGCTGTATCGGGTGAAGTGGAAGTACCAACGCAGAGCATCGCCACACGCCTTGAGGTCGCTGTGGAGATGCGCGCAAGCCCCTGCAAAACAGGCGCGTCGGCCACGTTGCGAATCTCCGAGGGTGTCATACACGCCCGTCAATCGGATGGCATCGTCGAGGGCTTCTTCTTGTTGAGTCTTGGTGGGCGCATCTTCTTGCAGCATCGCCAAACAAGCATCGGTGAGGTGCAACCAAGCCCCGTGTTCGGCGTGGATCTTTCGGAGGATGGCAAGCAGTTCGGTCATCGCTTTGGTTCTTCGGGGAGCGTGGCGTCGTAGATCTTCGCTCCAAGATCGAACAGCCCGAACCATCCGCAGATCTGCATCAGCGGATGCGCGATAATGTTGTGAACTGCCCAGTTTTTGTATAGCCTTTTCAGCATCCTCTAACCTCCAATGCTCGCTCGATCCATGCGAGCGCTTCGCCCGAACGGATGTGTTTGTCTGTCACTTCCAAAACGATCCACCCCAGCAGAGCGGCCTCGTTCATCTTCTCTCGATCCGCCTGGAAGCCCGCGCCTCGGGTATGTCGGCCCTCTGTCCAGATCCCACCGTGAACCTCGACGCCCACATAGAGGTCGGGCCAAGCGAGATCCAGCAGCCACTTTCGGGACGGATGGAACCGATGCTCCGTTTGTGGTTTCGGGAGCAGAGCGGCCTGTATCTGCGCGCAAAGAGCTTCAACGAGAGCTGATCGTACAGGTTGGCGAAGCGGTTCAACCTTCGCAGGTTCGGGCTTTTTCAACAGGATGTCAAGCTCCTCTTCCGCTCCCCGTTTGTAGGCTTCCAACTTTAACCGCGCTGGACTGCCCGTGGGCATCGACTTTACAAGCTCACCGAGACCCACGATCTGTGCGCGCAGATAGGCGATGCGGTTTTCTGACATGATGCCTCCTCAAAAGGTCGCGACGGCCTTGGGGTCGGGGCAAGGGCAGGCGATCAACCTGCCGCGATCTTCAACAAGTAGATATCCAACGTCCCGAGCATGGCGAAAAAGAAGGTACTCAAGCAGTACGTCGTTGAGGTTGTACGCCCACAATTCTTTGAGCGCCCCCTGTCGAAAGAGTTTGGGTGCATCCGCGCCGTTTCCAGTCTTGGCAAGGTCAAGGGTTGCGCCGAGGACTTCATCGAGCCGTACGCGCCTATTTAGCGCCTTTGCGACGAACTCGCAGAGATCATAGCGGGCAGGGGAGATCGCGCAGCCAGCCAACTTTTCGATCACGGGGAGATCGTAGTGGCTGATCGCGTAGCCGACGATCAAATCTGTCTCATTTAGATACGCCGCGAGATGATCAACCTCATCCGACGCCCACACTTTGAAGAGGTGAGAAGGATGGTAGGTGACCGCCGAACCCATCCCGGCAAGCCACGGCTGCGACCAATCGTCAACCATATCAGCCGCTTCGATGTCCACAACCACAAAATCCATGACAACCCTCTCTGATCAACCTCTGTAGGTTGGACAAGGTTGATCACAGGTTGAACACCCTTGGGAGAGTAGGTCTGTCCAACCTGATCAACCTCTGTGGTGAAATCTTAGAAATCAAAATCAGGGTGGACGCTCGGCGCGTCACCCGCTACACGCGCGCACACACGCGCACGTGAGGAAGTAGGTTGATCAGGTTGATCAGGTTGATCATCTCCGCTTGTGGTGCGGGCGTTCAACCTGTCCAACCTCTGATCAACCTCGGGAGGTTGTACAGCGGTCTGCTGTGTTTTGGGGGGAGGTGGGAGGTAGTATGTGACAACCTGCCCTCGATGTCCAGCACAATTGCGATCTCGCTTTCGCACCCACCCCAGTCGTTGAAAAATGATCCCGATGCGGGTTTGCGCGCGGCGATCCTGTTTGTCCGAGGTGATCTTGAGGCACTCGGACATGATCTCGCTCGGGGTCACCTGCCCCTTGCCGTCGATCCAATCCACGATCAGGGTCTCCCATGGGTCATCGATCTGGCGAGCCGCTTGCTCGGCCCGAAACACCTCAGCTTGTGCCGCCTCGGGCCACCAGCGATCTCCGCGCCGATAGCACGCCACGGCCTCCGCCCAAAGTTGATCGCGATCCCGGGTCAATGTTTCGAGGTCAAGCTGAACACACTCGACCGGCCAATAGCGGCGACCTCCCGAGGCATCGCGGATATAGTCGTTGTGGTTGACCGACCCCGCAAAAACGCAACCTCGCGGAACCTCGACCATCGTGCGACCATACGGTGCGCGGTATCGATCTGTTGCGCTGGTAAAAAACGCCTTCGCGGTGGACGACTCGGCCCGCATCAGTGAATCCAACTCGGCCAGCTCGACGACCCACTTCCCTCGGATGTGGAGGTAGGCGTCCTTGTTTTGGATATCGATCTGCGTATCCGAAAAGGCCGCTCCGCCCAAAATCTTGAGGGCCGTGGATTTTCCGATCCCCTCGTTGCCCTCCAACACCAGAACATGATCGGCCTTGCATCCGGCTTTGAAGGCGCGAGCCACCGCCGAGATCAGCCACATCTTGCCCACAGCATCGACATATTCTGGGCCTTGGTGGACAAGGGAACGGCCCCCAAGGTAGGTGCGGAGCCACATCTCGATGCGCTCAACGCCATCCCACCGCAAGGAAGAGAGGTAGTCTCGGACAGGATGAACCCGCTGAAACTGCGCGGCGACCAACACGGCCCCCGCGATCCCTTCTGTGGCAAGGTTGATCCCGTATTCTTCAAGCAGCCAATATCCGACGCGAATATAGTCCTCGTCGATCAGCATCCGAGGAAAAGTCGTATCGTTTGGGTCTGCGTAGTCTTGGTGAAATGGCGGCTGGGTCTGAAAAGTGGGGGAGGTTGCGGACTCATCGAAAGCCAAAACCCCCGCCCAGCGGTCGTCGTTTGCGAGGATGCGACTGACGTTCAAGGCACAGCTTTTGTAGCCGATTGCCCGTCCCTCCTTGTCAAACTTCAGAAGGAGGCGCGCCTTCCATTCTTGCGAAGCCTCCGCGCTTTCTGCCGCTTTCGCGTCGCCTTTTTTCTCTGCCGAGGGTCGCGTTTTCGGAGCGGAGGATGGGTCTCG